GGTCATTTTTGTCATTGGAGAGCGAACGATGGGCACAGCTTCATCTTTGGTTCAGAATTTTAATATATACGGTAACGGTAACGTTTTCAGACCAACTGCTGATCAAGTTTCGACTGCAGTACCCACTCTTTCATTACAACCTGGTGTGTTAAATCCTGGTGGACTAGCATGGCGGCGTATCAACCCGGACGTCGATCCAACAGCTCCTGGGGCGTTGATCCAGATGACTACAGACGATATTCCTACGGCCTCGCTGACCTGTACAGAGAACGCTTCCGGCTTAGTCCCAGTCAACGCTATGTATATGATGTTGAAGAAAGAGGAGTTGGTTGTCGTTACGGATCATGCTATCGATCAGATGCACAAGCTCGAGTACGCCATGGAGTTGAGTCGAGCGTATTTGAACGAGAAATCTATCCTCCCTCAGTCGACTTCATTCGATTCGTACGTAATACGCGTGGACTGCTATGTCGGAGCATCAGCACTACAGGCTGCCAGGAACTTCGTCCGTGGCGCACCTCTAATCACCCGGTCGCGTATGGTCGCTTATATGACTGCCATCCAAAACGCCTTCGAGATTTTGAGCGACTGGGAATCAGACATCCGGGAGGCTATGAATCTCATCCCAAGTACTACACCGTATGGCGCTACCACTTGTGATATGCAAAGTGTCATTAAGTTCTTGGATGAGAACTTGCCTGAAAATAGTTTGGTACGTTTGTATCCACAACAGGCTGCTGATTCAATTGCTCGGCGCAATGGTGGAATTCGGTGGAAAGATGAGGTGACTGGCGACGTTCCGTCGTTGGCAACGAATACAGTAGCAGCGGCGACCCTTGGAGTGATAAACAATACTGTGCCATTAGGTGAAAAGAGCGATGTTACGTCGGAAGCCATGTCTTTGGTCACAGTCGTTAAACCAGATTTAGTGACGTCAATGCGACCAGTGTCGTCGAGTGTGTTTGCAACGACGGTCTCGCCTAAAACGTATAACATTAGAGCCCAGCCGGTTATGGAAGCATTGTGGTTGCGAACTGCTGCAGCCGGGGTAGATATGGTCGTTGGATGGTGGTCTGAGGAGCACGCTGCTACGCATTATACTGTTATTAGACCCGGTACAAAAGTGATTAATTTACAGCAGACAGGTTCGATGTTGATTACTGTTGATTTAGTGGATAAAGATTATCGTACGGTACACTTTAATCCTGACGGTCAAACGGTGATACTATTGTTGCTGCAATCAAAGATCCCTTTCGAGCAATTAACATCACCCACGGAACTGATAGGCGTGGCTCAAGTTGCTAGTGTGGTTCTATCCGCAAGTGATAGTAGCACTGAAGGTTCTGCGATCATCAATAATACGAACTTAAGCTATTTGTTTGAGAGGGAGATACTACGAGGACCCGATACAGAGGTTAACACGTATCTTTTGTGTGGCTTTAGGACTGACTCGCAACCAACGAAGGAGAATATGCCTTGGTACGACGCGTGGGATGCTAAGACAACTTTAACTCCTTTAACTACTGGTGAGGTGACACTGAATGGCGCGGCGGTTCCGTTTGTAACACCGATGTCTCTGATAGGCGCTTATACCCCTGAAGCGATGCAGGGTGCATTACCTAATGATGCAGGTATATTGTTAGCTGAACGAGCTATGAATTTGGCAGAGGCGATTAAACTCGAAGATGATTCAATGGCAGATGAAGCATCACCGTTCTCTGCACCTATTCAAGGCGTACTGGCTATTCAGCAACATGAACCTGGTGAGGGCGTGAAGGCGTGGTTGGGACCATTCGATATTCTGCGTAAAGCGGCCCGTGCAATACAGGTGTTTCTTGGTAATCCAAAATCCGTTCTGATGCAGGGTGTGCCGGTTGTGTCTGATCCAAACGTTTGGATCGCCATGGTGCAAGGGATCCGAGATGGGATACGTAATAAGTCCTTGTCCGTCGGGGTCAGAACGGCTCTAGATAATTTGAACGCAGTTCAGTCGGTTCGTACATGGAAAAGTGATTTTCTGACAAAGGTGGAGAAGTACTACCCTCCTTCGAGTGAGTAAGCATCGCCTGGAGCGGGGAACTGTTCTCCGGATAGGTGGTGTGAGACTCTGCAGGCTGACACCCTGAACCAATGTCATTCTTCATC